TGCGCTCGTCCTTCATGCGGTTCAGCTTCTTCTGCAAGTTCTCGGCATAGTCGATGAAGAATTTAGCGGCCTTGGCGAGTTCCTTTTCTCTCTCGGTTGCTTCTTCGGGGAGGTTGCTCACGCGTTCTTTCTTCTCGTCAAAGAAACGCTGCTGCTCCTCGGTCAGTTTCCATTCGGTATCAATCCCCCCCCCCAGCGTTTTCAAGGCCTCGGCAAAGGGAGGGTTACCGATGCAGTTGTCGAATAAGTGTTTTTCCATTGTCGTTTCTCCTGTTTTGAAGTGAACTACCCACCGCCTAAAGGCTTTGAGCTTGCGGCCGCCTATTTGTCATACGTGCCCCGCGTTTTCGTACCCGAACATCTTGCGGAAGTCGTCAACGGTTGCCGGGATGAGGGCGAGCGATATAGGTCCGCTTGCCGGGTATCCGTTAGCTATCGAGAGCTTCCGCCAGTACTTGAGATAGAGCCTGTAAATTGCCTTCTTGATCGGCAATGTGTATGTCCTGTAGTAGTCCGGGCCGTTCGAGCGCGCTGTGCAAAGGTCGAAGTAGGCGTTGCCGCCGCATGCAATGGTGTAGTTCTTGACGGCCTCGTTGCAGTTGATTGCCTTCTTGACAGGTTGGTGCGGTAGCCACGCGGCGCATGGGCCGTTGTACTCGATGGACTTGTTCTTGTCGTCGTTCCTGTATTTAAGCCATTCCTCGGCATAGTTGCGCATGCACTCCTTGAGCGTCTTCTGCGTCGGGATGCTCTCGATGTCCTTCGCCCTTTTGAAAATTTCGTGTACCTGCTCCGGGCTGGAAAACTGTATAGCTTCCTGTAAAGACGCGGCTATTATGACGATCGTTTCGGGGACCTTGCGCCCAATATGTTCGTAGCAGAGCGCAAGTTCGTTCTGTATCTGGTTGATTATAGGCTGTTCGTTAGAATGTTCCGATTGTTCCATTTTTCAGTTTCTCCAGTCCGCCGTTCATGATGAACTCGGTCGATTTTTTCAGCACCCGCATGTTGTGCTCGCTCACGGTCTCGTACCTGTTGCGCTCCGCGTCCTCGTCCTTTTCTTCGCGCTTGTCGTCACGGTACGCGGCCCACTTGACGAGAACTGCGTAATGGTTTTTAGGCACGGGCTGAATTTCCCCGTTTTCGAGTTTCGAGCTAAGCGAATCTATCGCACGGTTTAGCGCCTGCTGGTTCCCGAACTTCATCCCCAGCTCGTTGTACTGCTCCTGCGACAGCTTGACGTTGCCGAACTCGCCAGAATAAGCGAGGTTAAGGATTTTCGGCGGTACGGGCTGCGGTATGTCTACCGGCTTGTCTCGCTTTTGCGGCGATAGCAGCTCCTCAAACGGAACGCCGTTTATCGTCATACCAGGTCCGTCATTCTTCGCGGGCGAAAAGTCGTAGAATGGATCCTGTTGCGTTTCTTCCTTTGGCTGTTCCGTTTCCCGGCTTTCATCCGTTTCCCGGCAATCGTCTTGGGAATCGTCCAGGCTTTCTGTCACCTCTCCTATACGTTCTTCCGTAACGGCGTCCATGCCGTAAAGTTCGCCGATTCTGCGCTCGATCTGTTCGGGCGACGGGTTCTCGTTGCCTTCTTTTCGTAGCGAAGCGCGTGCGCCTTTAATCTGTCCGTTGCGGGTGTTCGTCAGGACCTTCTTCGTGCTGAACTTTCGGGCCTCGCCTATAAGCTCGATGGCCAGCGGTTCGGGGTCGTCCACGAGGTCCTGGTACACGAGCGTATCGCAGAACTTGTCAAGCCAACGCCCGGCTTTCGAGTTATCCTTCCTGAGTTCGCGCATCTTGTACACGAACTTGCGTATAGTCAGTTGGACCTTTGTAATTTCAGTCTCTTGCATCGTCCAACACCTTCTGTGCAAGGTCGGCCACGGCTTCGGCAACTATTCTGGACTTGCTGTCCTTAATACCCCTGTTGAGCCTCGCCTCGGCGATTTTCTCGATGGAGCTGATTGTCTGCGGCTGCAGTTTGATGGAAAGTGATTCTGCCATTTTATTTTCCTTTTGTTGATTGTAAATATACTACTTTTTACAACTAAAAGTATTAAAAATAAAATTTAATGTTGTAAAATTTTACAAACACAAACTAAACTTTAACAATCGGTAAGCGGTCGGTTAGCGGTCGGTTAGCGATGGTATGAAGTCGCTAACCGAAGTCAAGCCTATTTCATTTCATTACATTACATTTCATTTCAGTTCATTTCATTCCATATCATTACATTTCATTTCATTTCAGTTCATTACAGAACACACACTCTTCGCGCGTGCGCGCGTGTGTGCGCGTGATAAAAAAATTTTTTTTCCAAACTGTTGACCGCTGGCGAAAAATTGATTAAATTGGAATTGTCCATTCAGGACTTTCTCCTTCTTGGCCCGGTTCGCTCGCTCCCCATTGGCGACCGGGCTTTTTCTTTTCGATCGTGTCTTATTCCGGCGTGCTCCAGCGCGGAATATTCCGCTTTGCTTTTCGCTTTTGTTTTCCGTGCGCTGTAGGCTCGTTTTTCGTTCTAGGGCTATAAAGTGTATAGCAGGCAAAAATAATGGCTAGAAAGTGCGTTTCTGTGCAATTAAGCTATATGCGTAAATTCACATATTTGCATAATTTTACACAGAACAGACGAAAAAAGCCCCGGTCGTGGCTGTTGATATTGTGTCGATTTTGTGGACTAGTACTCCCAAATAGTAGCCTTCTGCCATACTTTGAAAATCTCTTTAAGTTCCTTGATCGAGCTAAAATTCCAAATCAAATCGAAATCCCGGTTTTCTTTTCCTTTTTTGTAAATGCAGCCCATAAAACAACCGGTTCCAGTTTTATTCAAGTCGGTCAAATCTATGACGAAACGGCCATGTTTTTCTTCATAAATGCCGTTCATGAAGTCACCGGAGAGGTTTAAAGCCTTTTTTACTTCGTTTTCGTTTACCATATTTTCCTTTTTTGTTGTTGAAAGTTTTTGCGGGTTCAGGCGTTGCCCGCTCGCCGTGGCCCTTTATGCGACTTTCGCACGCTGTAAGCGTTCTGTTTCGTCGCGGCTCCACTTCTCGGCCAGTCTTTCAGCCTCGTCTTCGAAATCGGCGCCGTATTCGTCCCTGTAGCACTTCATCAAATCGGCCGTGAATTTCGCACCCTTGAAAGTGAAGTGAAAGCGCATGATGTCGTGCCCCTTCGACGGGCGGCAAATCTCGACTCTATCAACCTTGAACTTTTTGAAGATATTTTCCACTTCGAGGCCGTCGAAAGTAGCCTTTATCCCGCCCAGGTTGAAAAAGTCGCCCATGTCCGCGCCGTCCTCTACGTGTTCCCCGTGGTCCGCGTCGTTGGATACGAAAGAGAACCAGCGGCCCGCGGCGGCCATGTATATCTTTCTGGCATGGCCGGCCGCCAGGTGTCCGAACATCGAGCGCGGAACAACGGCACACGCGCTCGCTTCTATGTACGGCATGATTACCGGCTTGATCTGTTCGCGCTTCAGGTCGCAATAACGGGAGTTTTTCACCGGCTCGAAATCGAGCTTTCCCTGGCCGTATATCATGAATGATCCGTTTGTCACGAACGAGTCCGAAAGCATGCAAATTTAGCTTTGGACGTCTTCGCGATCGGTCTTTAAGGCCTTTTCTAGTTCATTCTTTCCCCAGAAGTATTTTGCGGCGTCCATTACGGTGGTGTTCCTGTTCGTGTTTTTCATGGTGTATCCTGTGGGCCCGTGGCCCGGTTCAGTGTTGATTAACGGCATGCGGGGGCGCGAATCCCCGCGAGCGCTTTCGACCTGTTTTTATGCCATGCGTGAGAATCTTCTTTGATGGCGGTCTGTCGCAATGGACCATTTAACAAAGAAGTGCTCGACTTCTCCGGAATCTCTCCATTTTACGCTTACGATCGTGTGGTAACTCTGGAGCCACTTGTTGCCCCGGTTGTCGGTGATGATCCACGCCGGGCAGCTTCCAATTTGCTCTACATGGGAACCGGCCAAAAACGTCTTTAAGACGTTCGAGTAGTTTTCTTCTATGCTGTAGTGACGCCTTAAAGCTTCAAAAGCTCTTGTGTCGTGTGCGATGTCGTACTGTCTCATGGTTTTAACCTCGTTTAATGTTGTTGTTTCTTCTTTATGTATATAATATACATAATATATAGAAACTAGTCAAGAGATAATTACTTATTTTTTGCTTACATTTTCGCCGTAAGTGAAAAAAAACGGGCCTTGGCCCGCCTTTTCTATGCCGCCTTTTCCAGCATCTTCACGAATTCGAGGATCTCGTTCGTTTCGTCTGGAGTTTCCTTCACCTTCCCGAATTCCTCGTGGGTGCGGTGCCATTCGCCGAAGTTGCGGATGTGGTTCAGGAGGCCGCCTTCTCCGTCGCCAAGATCGTAGCGGCCCTGGTAGGTGCTTTCTTCGCCGTTTTCGTCTGTGTAGCGAATTGTAAAGTCGGTCTTTTCGTACCAGCCGTAAGCGTCGCTCGTCTCGCGCTTTGCGTGCTGCCACATGTCGAGTTCTCCGAGGATCATGTCTGCCGCCTTGACGCTCCAGGTGTTCTGCTTCTTGTCGATGATTTCATAAAGGCCGACAAATTCGCTAAACGGAACTTCGACAACAGGGGCGCCTTCGGTGACTGGGTACATCTTGACGGCGCGGGCGATGGTGTTTTGTGTCTTTACCTTGGCTTCGTTGATGGCGACTAGGCGGGAGGCGTGTTCCTTTTCTTCATCGGCCTTGCGTGCCGCTTCGGCCTTTGCCTTGATTTCTGCCACGTAGGCCTCGACCTTCTCGAAGTCTTCGGCGGTCGGCTGGGCGTTGTTCACGGTCTTTTCAAGGGCGGTGATTTCGGCCTTGGTCTTCTCCATGTCGGCGTTGTAGTTTTCTATGAGTTGCTTGGCATAAGGATTGTTTACGCCTTCGAGCTTCGCGATTCGCTTCTCCAGCCACTTGACGTTTGCCTTTGCGCGGTGCAGCGTGTAGGCATGTGCGGCGTTCTTGAAGTACCTGTAAAGCGGGTGCTCCGGCGTGATCGTGCCGTGGTCTTCTTCGAAGTAGTCGGTCATGGAGTCGGAATTGTTGATAATCACCAGGCCGCATTCCTTCGGCATTTCTGCAGAATAGTCGGTTCCGTAGAAGCAGACGCAATCGCCGTTGATAGTGAAGCGGAATCTGTTGAGTTCGCCGTTGAGCTTTACGCCGTTCCAGAAGATCTTGATTTCGTTTTCCATTTTTGAACCTCTCTTGTTTCTTGTTTACGATGTAAACATACATAAATTATGTATGTTACGCAAGAGTGAGGTTGAAAATTCTTGATATTTTTTACTTACATCTTGTTTGCTGTTCTATTTTTCGTTAGCTTGTTTCGTTACAAAAAAGTTATATTTTTGCTATAAAGTCTCACAAACAGGAAGCTAAAATCATGGAAAACGTCAAAAAAAACGGTTCTAACTTCGAGCGAAAGACAGCAAGAGCGATTATCATGTTGCCAGTTCCCGAAGTTCGACCCTACGAAAAGAACCCGCGAAAAAACGCTGGGGCGGTAAAATATGTCAAGGCGTCGATCGAAAAATTTGGCTTCAAACAGCCGATCATCGTAGATTCCAACCGCGTTATCATTGCCGGTCATACACGACTGGAAGCGGCGAAGTCCCTCGGCATGGCGGAAGTTCCCTGCATCGTTGCCGACGATTTGACGGATGCCCAGGTTAAGGCCCTGCGGCTCGCGGACAATAAAGTTGCCGAGTTCTCCGAGTGGGAAATGAACCTCTTGGGCGAAGAATTAGGCGAGCTCGCGGAAATTTCGGACATCGACATGGGTGACTTCGGGTTTGACATGGGCGATTTCGGTTTCGACCTATCCGAAGAAGATGAAACGAAAGCCGAGGTGACAGAGGACGAAATTCCGGAGAAAGTGGAACCCGTCTGCAAGCGTGGCGATATTTGGCAGCTTGGCGAACATCGTCTGATGTGTGGCGACTCTACCGACCCCGAATGTTTTGCCAAGCTGATGAACGGAGAACGTGCCGACATCGCTTTCACGTCGCCACCATACAACATGCAAGCATCCAACATTACAAAGGCTTTTGATTCTGATAAGGTAAAAGATACCTACGGAATCAAGGAAGGCACATACAATGAGTTTAGCGACAATCTCAGCAACGATGATTATGCCAAGCTGTTGAATGGGGCCCTTGATTGCTGTCTTGCAAATGCTGACGAAGTGCTGTTCAACATCGGTGTTCTTGCTGCATCAAAGTTTGGCATTATTGACATGTTGGCAGCACACAAGGAAAAGTTTGCTGATGTTCTCGTATGGAATAAGAACAATTGCATGCCATTATGCCTACCAACGCAGATACATCTGTTAGGGCATATCTGTGAGCTCATCTTCTGTTTCAGTCAGGCAGGCACAAGGGCTTTTAGTCATTCACAATGGGAACTTGGAAAGATGAACAATCGTATTGATGTCGGTATGCAATACAACAACGAATACTCAAAGGTTCATCATGCAACATTCCCAGTAGCGTTGCCAGCCTACATCATTGAGAACTTTACAGAGAAATCCATTATAGACTGTTTCGGCGGTACGGGCACAACCATGATAGCAGCCGAGCAGTTAGGTCGTAAGTGTTTCATGATGGAACTAGACCAGCAATACTGCGACATAATCATCGCAAGGTGGGAGAAGCTCACCGGGCAGAAGGCCGTCAAGCTGTGAGGTGCGGATGGCAAAAGCAAAGTATGACGGACGAAAGAACCTTGTCCCGATTCGCGACCATGAAACCGCCGTCATGATGGGAAAGCGAGGGGCGGAGGCCAAGAAATCGCAGAAGCAACAAAAACAGATGCTTCTTGCCGACATTCACGATGTCGTTACAGAGCGCATCAAGGTGCCCGAGCCGCTATACCAGCAATTAAAAGGACTTGGCATCAAGATTACGCGCCTGGAGCGTGTCGATAAGCTCATTTTCTACCGTGCGCTTTTGAAGGCGTTAAAAGACGGCGAGGCAGACCGTCTGCTCAAGATTGCGGAATTTGCCGGCATGAGGTTCACGGAAGAAGAGACGAACGCTTCCGCAATGACGCCGGACACAGAACTCATGCTTTCTACTTTGTTCGCGCAGGGCCGAAAGGTGGAACCGAAGCAGCCTGAACCGGTCGAGCCCGCCGATGCCGTGAACGGTGCAGACGGTGCCGCAAAGACAGAAGGCGCGGGCGAAACGCACGCCGCCGAGCCATCCATCACAGTGTTTTCCGGTCTAGGGTAAAGGGCAGGTGGTGTTGTAATGGCTTTCCAATGGACTCCGGATTTAGTCGAAAGGGTGCGCGACTACCCGCACCTCCTGGGCCACATGGTAGGAAAGACGAAGCTCAAGAAGCTACATTCCGACTGGTGCAAGATGGTCTGGGACTCTCCGGGCGGCAAGCATTTTTCACTCATGGCCCACCGTGGCGCATACAAGACAACCGCCATAACCGAAGTGGGCATTGTCTACTATCTCCTTTTCCACCCCGCCGAACGTATCGCCCTGATCCGCGAGACATGGACGGAAGCCGCGTCCACCCTCGAAACTATCAAGGCGTACATGAGGAATCCGGCCGTTCAGTCTTTGTTCGCGTACCTTCACGGCAAGCCGCCAACAGAGACGCGCACGCCGTTCGGCTCCGTCACCTACGACTTCAAGCGCACCATCACCAAGGAAGGATCCATCGACGCATATGGCATCAACCAGGTGCCGACTGGACGACATTATGACCGCATCCTTTGCGACGATATTGTCACCATCAAGGACAGGCTTTCCCGCGCACACCGCGAAATGGTGAAGCAGGGCGTTCTCGAAATAATGACTAACATCATCGACCCCGGAAAGAATTGCCTCTTTGTCGGCACGCCGTGGCACTACGACGATGCGTGGGCGATGAAGAACGACGAGGGAAAACTTGTCATTCCGGAGGCGTTGAAGTTCAGGCCGCAGGACACGGGCATCTTGAGCCCGCAGGAACTTGCCGAGAAACGCTCGACAACTACGGCTTCACTTTTCGCCATCAACTACATGCTCGACACTTCCGTAAAGGACGAGGGGCAGATTTTCGACGAGCCCATCTATGGCGATTGGGATTACACCATACGGCCTACACGCATTCATGGCCATCTTGACGCCGCGTGGGATGGAACTTGTACGAACGCGCTTACCATCATGGCGGAGCGACCCGACGGGAAGATTCAGGCTTACGGCAAAATTTACCCAGGAACGTTCGAGGACTGCAAGGGCGACATTGCGCGCGAATGCCGTTTGCGCAACGTTCGAAATTTCCACATCGAGAAAAATCCAGACAAGGGAATGGCGGCGGGCGAGCTTCGCAAGGTGCCTGGATTCCCTACGGTTCACCCGTATTCCGAAAGCATGAACAAGGACATCAAGATCGTGGCGTTCCTCAAGAAGTGCTGGCAGCGTATCGTATGGGATCCGAACACAGACCCGAACTACCTTAACCAGATAAACGACTACAGACCTGGGCAGGACCCGCGCGACGCTCCCGACAGCGCAGCCTCGTTGATTAGGCAGGCCATTTACAAGGGTGGTGGTCCGGGAGCTCTCTACACATGAGATGGATAAATTTTTAACAAAGGAAAAACAACCATGAAAAACTTATCAAGCCTATTCCGACTGGATGCGTGGAAGAACGTTCTTGCAGGCATCGGCTCCCGAAAGGACAAGTCCGCACTTCCCGTTGACTCCGTTCCAGGTTTCCCGCGACTTGTCGATGTGCAGCTTGAGGCGCTCTACTATACAGACGGGCGCATCAAGAACGCCGTGAACATCGTAGCCGAGAAGATGATGCAGAACGGCTTCGAGGTGGAAGGCGACGACGGCAGTCTCTTCAAGGCCTTCGGCAACCTGAACGGACCGGCGGCTTTCACCGAGGCGCTGAAATGGACCAGAGTTTTTGGCGGTGCCATAATCGTGCTTGATGTCGCAGGAGCCGGTGAATGGGATACGCCGTGGGACCCGTCCAAGGTCGGCAAAATCCGAGAACTCCGCGTCTATCCGCGCACCCGCGTTGAACTCGGCATGATGGAAACGGTCAAGATGCCCGAATCGCTCTACTTCGAGAAGTACGAACGCTATATCCTGCGATCCGCTTCGGGAACATTCTTTACCGTCCACGCATCGCGCTGCATCATTTTCAAGTCTGTAACGAAAGTGGATGCCGCCTTCCCAGGCTGGCTTGATTACGAGCGCTTCTGGGGTCTTTCGGCTATTTACGAAGGCCTTGAGGACGCCCACCACTTCGGAACGACCGTACAGGGAATTTCGCATCTCGTCAAGGAATGCTCCATCGTCAAGTACAAGATGTCCAACCTCGAACAGCTTGTTGCCGAAAATAACTACAAGGCAATCGAGACACGCATGGAGGCCATCGACGAACAGAAGAGCATAATCAACGGCGTAATGCTTGGCGAGGGCGAAGACTGCACCCGCGAGAATTTCTCCTTTGCCGGGTTGCCAGAAATTTGGGACCGTCAGGCGATGAGCGTTGCTGGCTCCTACCGCATCCCGGTAACGTTGCTGTTCGGACGTTCCGCCGCGGGCATGAACGCCACGGGTCAGGGAGACGACGACAACTTCAACTCATACATAGCTGGGCTACAGCAGACCCAGGTACTGCCGCAGCTCCTGCAACTCATGGGAATCTTGAACGCCGGCCTAAAGGCGGTCGATGTCTCGGACGGACCGCTTACAATCAATTTCAACCCGCTCTCGAAGCGCGACCAGAAGGCAGACGCCGAGACGAGGGAAATTCAGAGCCGTACAGACAAGAACTACATGGACGCGGGTGTCTTGAGCCAGGAGGAAGTGAGGAAGAACCGCTTTGTCGGCGGCTATGCGCTTGACACAAGCGTAGAAGATGAAGTTCCTCCGGCTTTCAGCTTGGAAGGCAAAGGCGAAGGCGGTAAGGTGGAATAGTTTATGAACCCTACAAGCAAATTCATAAACGACCTGAAAAGGGCGGGAGGTATGACGCGCGTAAAGTTGCGCCGTTTGAAGGCGAGAACGTGGAAATATCCGCTTTCCCTTGAACGGCAATATACTTCGTCCATTTCAAGCTTCCTGCAGAAGCGGTGGAAGGCTTACACCGCCATCGCTGTACCGATGATGGTTCCGCGAGAAGATGCGCTTGAAGATTTTGAGCCGGAGCCGGGAACGAACGGCCCCGCTATCGGCGGTATCGTCAATATCGCAAGGACTGTTGACAAGTTCAACAAGAAAGAATTGCAGGCGTTCAAGGAAATTGCTATCGGGGAGGCGTTCGCGGAAGATGAACCGTGGGTGAAGAACGTTATAGACTCATGGTCTCGAGAGCAGGTCACGCTCATAACCAAGGCCTCGCAGGACATGCTGGACACCGTAGCCCGCCGCATACGCGAAGGAGTTAAGGCTGGCAAGAGCGCAAGGCAGGTGACGGCCATGATAAATGCGGACCTTCCTGGCATTAGCTACAGACGCGCCCGCATTATTGCACGTGACCAGACCGCAAAGCTTAACTCCGCGCTTACGCAGGGCAGAATGGCTGACGCCGGAATAGAGACATACATTTGGAGCACGTCCGAGGACGAGCGAGTAAGAGGAAATCCTACAGGCCTTTATCCTAAAGCGTTGCCGAGCCATTATGCGATGAACGGCAAGATTTGCCGCTGGGACGATCCGACCGTATGGCTTGAGAACGGCGAGTGGGTAAAGCGTGCCGGCGATGCGCCGTATCTTCACCCCGGAATGGACATAATGTGCCGTTGCGTGGCTATACCTAACTGGGATGAGCTTGAGGGCGTCGGTGCAAGCGAATTGCCGTATATTGAGCC